AGGACGAGGACGGGAATTTGCAGTATGTGAAACGCTACGTTATCGGCGCAGACCCGGCAGAAGGCAACCCCACCAGTGACCCCTCAGCGGCAACCGTGTTGGATCTGCTGACAGGTGAAGAAATGGCCGTCATTCATGGCCGGCACCAGATTACCGTATTTGCTGATTATGTTGCAGAGCTGGCGAAGTATTACAACAAGGCCATGATCATGGTAGAGCGCAATAATCACGGTCACGCCGTGATAGCCTGGCTGCTGGATAATACGACGCTATCGGTACTCGAAGGCTGGGACGCCTACGACGACTCAGGGAAATCGATCACCGGGCGCAGGAAATACGGTTGGCTTTCCAACTCCAAGGGCAAGGCGCTGTTGTATAACGAATGTACCAACGCCTTCAGGGACGGCACTTGCATCCTGCACAGCTTTGAGACCTACACCGAACTATCCAGTGTCGAGGGCGCCACGTTACGAGCGCCTGAAGGGATGCACGATGACCGCTCCGACAGTTACGCCCTGGCAATAGTAGGTGCGAATTACGCTTCTAATCAATGGTTATTAGGATAAGATTATGCCTGAATACAAACACTATATGATCGACGGTCAGAAAGCCGTCAATATGAACAATCTGCCCGAGGAAGCTTGGCAAATTATATCTGGGGGCTATGGAGAAGAAAGCGATCTCGAGAGCTTCCGTAAGTCAGTACCCTGGTTGTTTCGCGGCGTCCAAAAGCGCGCCAATGCAGTCGCCGGTATGCCGTTCGTCATCTTGGACGGTGAGCGGGAAGTCGATACCAGCCAGACATACGCCAATAATCTGGGCTGGTGGAAAGATCCACATACTACGCTATGGCTGATCGAGGCTTGCCTGACAGTACACGGACGTGCCTATTTCCACAAAGAGCGCAACTTGCTGGCCATGTTGGGGCTAAAATACTTATTGCCCACGTCGGTTGTGCCCAAGATCACCAAGACTGCTGGCCTGACATATTTTGAGCGCAAAGTAGGCGCCAAATCGATACGCCTGGAAACGGAAGAGATGCTGTACTTCTGGGGATTAGACGAGACAGTTGAGATCGGGCCACCGCGTTCGTCACCAGCTCATGCCGCTGTTGCAGCTGCCGGCGTGCTGTTCAATATTGATGAATTTGCTCGTTTATTCTTCGAGCGGGGCGCCATCAAGGCGGCTATCCTGTCCGTGCCTAAGAACACGGCGCCGGAAGAGCGGGCACGGCTCAAAAAGTGGTATCAGCGGGTGATAACTGGCATCAAAAATGCCTTTGCGACCGAAGTTGTCAACGCCGATGACGTCAAGCCTGTGGTAGTCGGTGAGGGTATCAAGGAGTTGTCTAACGTCGAGCTGACCAAAGAGAAGCGCGAGGACATCGCCACTGCCCTGGATATACCGCAAACGCTATTATTCGATCAGTCGGCCAATTTCGCCACCGCCAGGCAGAGCGATAAGCGCTTTGCAGACAGCATGGTCATCGAGGTAAAATTCATTGAGCGAGTGCTGAACGATCAGCTCTTCGCTCCCTTTGGCTTTCGTATCGAGTTCCGCCCCGAGACAAAGCAGATATTCCAGGAAGAAGAAGTCAACCGCTCTGCCGCATTAGTCAATTTGGAGCGTGCCGGCATTCCGCCCTGGTTAGGGTCTAAGATATTGGGTTTTGATCTGCCATCAGATATCGATTGGGAAGCGCTAGAGCAGGCTATTGTCGAGTATCAGGAACATAAATCGAGCTTACGTCCTGCATTTGGTGGGTCGGACAATGGCGATAATGGGCCTTTGGCAGTCAATACAAACGAGCCCGATCCGGCCAAGTCTATGCTCGATCAATGGGAGCGTCACGCAGTGAAGGCGCTGAAAGACAATCGCCCCATCAAAGGGACAACCAAAGCACCCAAATTCGATCACGAAGGCACATTGTCGCCTGGTATCGTGGCGGCCATTGGTACGCAACTAGACCGAGCCAAGAGTACTGGCGATGTCCGGCGCATATTTAGACATGCTATTGATTGGGAAAGATACCCATAGGAGTAAATTATGAAGAAAAGAATATTTGATAGCGGCATATTGGAGCTGGTCGGCACAGATGAACAAGTCGATCAGAACGATTACAGCGGCTCTGTATCATTGACGTTGGCCCGCCCGGACATTCACGGCGAAATCCTGTCTGTCAGCCTGATATCCACTGAAGACAGTACTGGTACTGTTCTACAACCCACCGGCAAGCTGTTTGTGTTTGACGCCGATCCGTCTATTAGTTCGGGAGATACCAAGATAGACCAGGCCAGTTATGCCTTTTTGGTAGGCGTGGTTGACATCGCCTCTGGCGATTGGGTGGCTGACGATGAGGGCGCAGTAGCGTTTATCAGCGAAGGTGATGCACAATTACCTTTGCCTTTCTCGCCTGAGAAAACGCTGTACTTTGCCTTTTTGAATACATTGGCGACCAGTATCAATAGCGCTGCCGGTGATGACGAGCAATTAGAAATGAGAGCATTTTACAGCCAGGGTGAATAATGCCTGAGCGTGTATCGCTAACCGGCGAGAAAGATCCCAACGCCCGCGCCAAAGATGACGCCGAAGAGCGCTTGGCTGCTTTTATGGCTGGTACGTTCTCCGATCAATACGAAGCGCTGTTTGACGAGATGGACACAGAACAGCCGACAGACCCCGGAAACGAGTTCTGGCACGGCTGGGCGCAAGTCATGCTCGCCTTTATGGGCGTTGAATTATTGTTTATGTTGCAAGAAAGTGCCATGAACGCGTCCGAATTCAGCGGTATCGGCGTAGATTGGGAGTTCGTCATTGATCAGGCTGAGAACTGGTCTAGCACCTACGCTTTCAATCTGGTGAGCAATATCAACGAGAATACGCGTATGTCATTGCAGAAGTATCTACAACGCTACTTTGCTGGCGAGATTGACTTCGAAGGCCTGCGTGGTTCGCTGGCGTCTCGCTTTTCGCCGGTGCGTGCTGATATGATCGCCATTACTGAGGTGACACGGGGCTTCGAGCGCGGCATTGATATCTATGAAGACGCCCTTAATTTCTTTGGTTTACAGACAGATAGAATCTGGTATACCGAAGATGACGGTAATGTCTGCGAGATTTGCGAACCAAATCATGGTATATTGCGCTCCGAAGGCTGGACGGCATCAGGCGTGCCGCCGCATCCCCGATGCAGATGCTGGACAGTTTTAGTGAAACGAAATACCGCCCAGCGGTCGATTGTAGTTCCTGATTGGCCGCGCAAAAACATGAGCTTAATCCACAAATGACCAATACGCAGCTTCAGTTCCTTTCTGTGGTACGTCGTGCCTTGCTGATGATCGTCAGGGAAATTGACCGTATTTTGGAAGTGGAGAGCGAAGCCGAAAAAGTAAGTTGAGGATATTTGACATATTGCCCATATATATCATATAATTACAGGGTAATCACAATTAAATAAAGGGCCGCACTTCCGGCCACGCTTGCCCCGCATTTGCCGCGCAAGCCCTACAGGAAGACCCGCCCGCCTCTTTGAAGGTCACCTACTTTGTAGCTCGCCTTTTCGGAGGCGGGCTTTTTGTTTCAGGAGCATATTATGCCCGATGAAAGCCTTAGAGACCAATTGAACCGGATCGAAGATGCTTGGTATGACGTTCGTCCGGTGTCCGAAGTGATTGCAGCCAGCGATAGCTGGGTTGTTGACGTATATGACGACTATTTGATTGTCAATACCGGCTCTGAATACTATCAGGTACCCTATTCCGAGAGCGAAGGGGAAATCGAATTTGCTGATCAATCTGACTGGCTAAATGTCGAAAAGCAGGTCGAATGGGTTGCCAAATCGGTACAGGCCCAGATCAAGCATGTTGGACGTAATCCGCTGAAAACTCTGTCTGTTGACGATGAAAGCATCCGGGTCGCTAATTACATGATCTTGTTTGGCGATGAGAAGAGCAAAGACCTTGACGGCGAGTATTTCACCGCTGAAACAGACATCGAAAGCGAATATACCAAATCCGGTCGCCTATATGTCGACTGGGAGCACCGATACGATAAGAAAGGCCCCGGTGACGCCATCATGGGCGTCATTGATTGGGCCACCAAGAAAGCCGATGAGATTGGTATATGGGTGGAGCGAACATTAGACCGTCGTAATGCCTATGTCCAGGCCATTGAGCCGCTGCTCGAAAAGGGCATCATTGGTACATCGTCCGAATCGATCCCAGGGAAAACAGAAGTTCTAAAAAACGGCCAGATTACTAAATGGCCTTTGCGCCGTGACAGTCTCACAGTCATGCCGGCAGAGCCGCGCATGATGACTGACAATGTATTGGCGGCGCTCAAATCAATCAATTCGTTAGAAGAGGCACAGCCTGAAGAGCCACAGGTAGAAACGCCAGAGGATGCTATGGACGCATCGGCAGCTACAAAGCACGACGGCGAGCCTAATCAAGTTATATCCAAAATTACTCCACAGGAGAAATCCACCATGAAAACTAAAGAAGAAGTTTACAAAAACTTTGCCAAAGTCATGGGTATAGACGTCGGGGATCTCACCGATGAACAAAAGACACTGGCTTTGCATGGTCACGACTTTGAAGAGCCGGCAACTGAAGATAATTCAGAGCTGGAAAAGCAAGTCAAGACTTTGAGCGGCCAGGTTGAAGAGCTTTTGCGCTATGCCCAAGAACAGCCCGGTATCAAGTCCGCCGGCTATATTTCCGAAGATGGCGGCGATGACAAGAAAGTCCAGAAGTCATTTGGTGACTTCCTGGTCGCCGTGGCTCGCAAAGACGAGCGACGCCTGAAGAACATCTATGGCAGCTACAAGACTGCCAAGGCGGACATGGGCGAAGGCTCAGGTGCTGTCGGCGGCTATCTCGTACCGGAAGAGTATGAGACTTCATTGCTACAGATGGCCAATGAGTCTTCACGACTGCGCGAAATGGTCACAGTTGTGCCCGTGACCTCGCCTCGTGGTAACTGGCCTTCCCTTGATCAGTTTACCGCTCCCACTGCTGGCGTCGGTGATACCGCCTTTGCTGGCGGCTTGACTGCAGCTCGCACGGCGGAAAATGCCGCTCTGACCGAGACCAACCCTGCTTTCGAGCAGATCAAATGGAACATTGAGAAAGTCGGCGGCTACACTCAGGCCAGTAACGAGCTGATCAACGATAGCCCCATGTCCATTGAGACCATGCTGTCGGCACTGTTCGCCGTAGCAATCGCTGCCAAGCGCGAGCACTACATTTTCCGTGGTACTGGCGCTGGCGAGCCTCTCGGTATCCTGAATGCAGGGTGCGCCATTGGCGTATCCCCCGATGCTAACAACGTCTGGGACGAAGGCGATGCGCTAGAGATGATGAGCCGCTTCAAGAGCTACCTGACCCGTGGTTCCTGGTTCATCCATCCCGGCATCATCCCTGATTTGGGCGAGTTTGAAATGGGCTCCGGCGGAAGCGTGTTCGTCAGCGACCCCAACAACGACCCCGTGATCGGGCAGCCTTTGTTTGGCAAACCGGTCTATCAGAGCGAGCACTTGCCACAGGATGACAATGCTGGCTGTGTGGTTCTGGCCGACATGAAAGCCTATCTGCTGTTTGAGAAGCCCGGTCTTGAGATCGCCTTCTCTGAGCACTACGGCTTCATCAATGACCAGGGTACCTGGCGCTTCTACCAGCGGCTGGATGGTCAGCCCTGGTTGTCCGCTGCCATTACATTGGCCGATCCGAACGGCAGCTTCACCGTTTCCCCGTTCGTGTATTTCAATGACTAATCTCTGTTAGCTCATTGGGTGGTGTGCCACTCTATCCACATCACCCAAGAGCACATGACAGATAAAGGAGCAAAAAATGACTGAAAAACTCCATCAATTACTGGCCGTCGTAGCAACTGTCGATCCTGATGCCTATTCCACTGGTGCGCAAAATACTGACTGGGTTGATATGACTATCTTCCAGGAAGTTATGTTTGTCGTCCAGGCCGGCGTTATCGCCAGTTCTGGTACGCTGGATTTTGAAATCCAGGAGGCCAAGAGTTCGACCGGATCAGACGCGCAAACGCTGGACTCCGGCAATCTCAACATTACCCAAATGTCCACCGGTGACAATGACGAGCAAACAGTTGTCGTTGTTGAAGCCGAGGATTTGACTGCCCTGTTTACCCACGTTCGTGGCGTTATGACCTTGACGACTGCCGGCGGTGATGCTGCCGTAGTCGCCATTGGTGGCCGGGCACGCTATAACCCTGCCTCTGACAACGATTTAGCAAGCGTTGGTGAGATCAAAGGGTAGCGATAAACCATGACAACCGTAGACCAGGGCGTCCTCGTGGCGCCCTGGTACCCAGGGACTATGATGACAGAAAAACGATCTGTAGCAATCGTCGGGTTTGCGCACACCAGTATGAGCGAGGTGGATAAGTCGCAGGCTGATGAAATTTGGTCGATCAATTACGCTTGGAGATACGAGCTCCCGCGTATTGATCGCCTTTTTGAAATCCATAAATTGGAATGGTTGGCTGTTCCGCAAGGAAAGCGCTCCCAGGAGCATTACGAATGGCTCCATAAGGAGCACCCGTATCCGATTTACACATATAAGCAATATCCTGAGATCCCTTGCAGTGTAGCCTTTCCATTCGATGAGCTTTTCAAGCAGATACTCTGGCCGCAGTGCATCCTTGAAGTTAGGGATAGCGGCGAATACATCACCGAAGATAGCGAAGATGCACGCAGTACTATCAGCTATATGGTTATGTTAGCTATCGCCGAACATTTTGACCGCATTGAGCTATACGGCGTCGAGATGGGATCTGACACCGAATACGGCCACCAAAAGCCAAATCTGTTTTATCTGCTGGGATACGCTGCCGCTTTAGGTATCGAAATATTCTATCCCGAGGCATCGTCACTATTTGCCGCCAATCTATATCACGAATACGGTCAGGCGCTGACTGGTGAGGATGTCAACGAGCATATTGACTTTTATCAGACAAAGTTAGATCAATGGCGCGATGCTATTCTATCGCTCAGTGAAGAAATCAAGACCAACAGGGATATGTTTCCTGAGTACGTGAACGCCCAGAGATTGGCATTTGTGTACGGCGGAGCGCTCAAAATATGTGAGAAGCTGCTGGAAACCATCGATATTGAAGGTATTGTTGGTAGGCAAGACTTAGAAAGTGCCAAAGGCCAATACCGTGCCGCCCGTGATGCCGAGATGGCACACGCCAACCACTGGAACGGCGTACTATCCGAGAGAACACGCATCAAGATGAGAAGCAAGCTAATTGATAAGGCTCGTGAGAATGCCACCGTTCACCAGCAAACAGCCTTGATACGGTCAGGACAAATGCAAGCGGTTGAGAATATGATCAAGGCCATCGATACCCCAAACCCTGACCTTACTTTACGAAACGAATTTGCGGCGCAAATGCCACAAAAGGAGTAACTAAAATGTCCGAAGATACGAAATTTGATATGTTTGATACCCTGGGCGCTGATATTGTCGAGGCCCTGGACGGATCAGACTATGGAAGCCCAGAAGAATTGGTCGCCGCTCAGGATGGCGATATTCAAGCTATCAAAGGTATTGGCCCGGCGACGGTGCGCAAAATACGCATTTTGATGGCCGAGGCCGGTATAGCCGAAGACCCCGATGCCGCCTTGCCAGAGGCCGCCCCTGCGCCGCTTTCTAATCTTGACTTTGAGCCCAGCGATGTCGCTGTCGGACCCGCTCCTGACGAAAGTGCTGGCAAAGTTGCCTTGCGTGCTACTAAGAACATGGTTTTGAAGTGGCAAGGGCAAAAATATAACGTGGTTATCGGGCAAGAAGTTGATCATTTGCCCGCCGATTTAGTTGATCACCTGAAGGAACGCGAAGAAGCACAAATGCTGCCCCCAAGAGGTAAGTAATGCCTAATTTGTATGCAACCTTGGCAGAGATACGTGACGTGGCCCCGGACGCTCTGGCGGCCAGTATCACGCAGTATGACCAGCAGTTTTTGAGACTGTCTGAGACAATCAGCCGCTGGATCGATGAATATTGCTACCGGCATTTTTATCCGGTTAGTGAAACGCGCTATTTCTACGGCACGGGCGATCGAGATGTATTCCTTGACGATTTGATCTCTGTCACAACAATCTCGTACAGCGAAGATGACGGCGATACCTATACTGCCTTGACATCTAGCGATTATGCCCTGATGGCCGGTGATGATTACAACCCGCGCGGGTCATACAACCGTGTGGAATTGTCTGTCAATGGCGATCTGGCGACCTGGCCGGAAGGCCAAAAGGCCGTCAAGGTCGTCGGCGTGTGGGGTAAGACCGACTTGCGCGGCGATGCCTGGGAAGACACCGGCGATGACGTAGAGAACAATCCCCTGGCTTCCGGCGGCACATCCCTGACGCTGAATGACGTAGACGGGGCTGGTCCTTGGGGCATGACGCCCCGTATCTCCGCTGGTCACCTGCTGCGCATCGAGAGCGAGTATGTCGAAGTCGTTTCCACCAATACCAGTGGTAATACCGCCGCCATTGTTCGTGCTCGCAATGGCACCACTGCTGCAGCCCATGTTCAGAATACCGACGTTGAACGCTGGCGTGTGCACCCCAAGGTAAAACAGGCGTGCATCATTCAAGCTGTGCATCAATTCAAACGTGCGCAAGCCGGTTATGCCGACGCCGAAGCCATGCCTGATATGGGTAAGATGGTGCACCTGAAGTCGATCGATCCAGAGGTCTACGATCTTTTAGGCAACTTACGGAGAATGGCCTAATGCTACAATTCACCTTGCGCTTTCCCGACTTAGACAAGCAGATAACCAAACTGCAAGGATTTGAGCGTGTGTTTGGACAAGAGGCGCGCAAATTGGGCAAGCAGACATCTATCTTGATGCGACGTGGCTGGCGTGGCGTGGCAGCATACGAGACCGGTCATTATCGCCAGAGCATTGATACACGCGTGGAAGATATAGCCAAGACGCATGTTCAGGCAATCGCTGAGACCGATGTACGCAGCTCCAAAGGATTCCCCTATCCACGTGCCCTGGAAGAGTCCACACGCTACCACTACCGCAAAACATCGCGGATGGGCAGGCGCACAGCTGGCCAGGTGACACGTGTCTTCAAAGGGCTGAAAGGCACCTTTGAGAAGCTGCAAGATCGTATGACTGAGAATATTATCAAGAAATTGGTAGTGCAGTAATGCCGCAATTGGAGAAAGACTATGCCGTTGGTATCGATACCTGGAAAATATAATCTACAAATCAAGCAGGGCGCTACATTTGAGCGCACCTTTACAGTAAAAGATGCTAATGGAGTTGTGGTTGATCTGTCGTCTTATTCTGCACGGGCTCAAATTAGGGAGCATGTCGATTCTTCGACGACTGAATTAGAAATGACATCCGGCGGGGGCGAAATAACGCTGGGCGCCGATGGTACTGTCGTTTTGTCGGTAACCGCCACTGTCACGGCGGCATTGGATTACCAGAATGGCGTATGGGATCTGGAACTTGTCAATGGCGCTGATGTTACGACGATACTCGAGGGTGACGCCACGCTGATAAAAGAGGTAACCAGATGACGACCGTCACTGTAAAAGACGAACGTCCCACCGTAGAAGTTACAGAAGAAGGCGCGACCGTTGAAGTCGGCGCAAATCCCACGGGATATCCGACGCTGGTTGGCCTAACAATTGGTAACCCGCTGCGTGCCACAAGTGCAACGACGGCGGCGTTTGGTGGCGATATCTTGCTTGACAATGACGGCTTGCATTTGCTAGATACTAATGCCAGTCACGATTTGATTATTGCGCCTGGCTCAGACTTGACAGCCGATCGCACGCTAACACTGACTACTGGCGACGCTGCCAGAACGATAACTCTGAGCGGCAATCCTACGCTGGCAGATTGGTTTGACCAGAGCGTGAAGCAGGCGGCAAGTCCGACGTTTGCAGGGCTGACGCTAACGGATACACTTACTATTACAATGAATTTAGATACTGTTAGTATTAGTCATGATGGAACACATGCTAATTTTAGGACAAATGATGGTCACTTTAATTTCACAACTGATGAGGGATCGAATACAGTAACATATGTTAGTGTTCACGGTAAAGGCACTGGCTATGGAGTAGTAAATATCTATGATAATAATGATGCCGAGTATTTAGAACTATTTACAGACAACGGTGTTGGCTATTTACATACAGCAGGAGTATCACCCAACATTTTAAGACTACAAAGAGGCGGGCATGCTGGAGCTGATTTTTTCCAATCTGCTGATGAGGGCGAAACGCCTGAACTGATTATTTATGGTTATCGTACTTCGGATTCTTACCGCTCCCTCCATATTGGCGTAGGTATAGATGCAGCCGATACGGCGAGTTTCGATGGAGTGAGTAATTACTTGTTTGATGGCGACCTTGCCGTCAACGGTGGCGACATCACATCTTCAGCTGCTACAGCTAGTCTATTCAATACTACCCCGACCACCGTCAACATCGCTGGCGGGGCGACGCAGATAACGAGTACGACAACGGGAGTGGGCATCGGGACGACGAGTCCGGGGGCGAAGTTGCACGTTAAAGGCGGAGATTTCTATATTCAGAGTGATCCATCCGATGGTGCAGCATACAGGTTGCGTCTAAAAGGCAATAGTGCTACTGGAGATGGTGAAATTGGGGTTGCTAGTGGATATGACTTATTGTTACAGACAGGCTCAGGAGAAAGCGGCAACGTCGGCATCGGGACGACGGGGCCGGACAGCAAGCTTCATATCGACCAAGCCTCTACTACTGCCGCAATTCCAGTTATGACATTAGATCAAGCCGATTTGTCCGAGCAATTTATGAAATTTATGACCACCATCGGCGTAGGAAATCCCATCGAGGCCGTTGGAGCAAAAACATTGACTACTACACATTTTATCAAGATCGAAATTGATGGTGTGGGTGATAGGTATATCCCGGTTGGGACGATAGCGTAAGGAGATAATATGGCTATGAAATACAAATTTAGTTTACCAGAAGGAATTACTGTAAATCTAATTGACGATGTGCCCGTCTCACTTGAATGGCGCGTACAATGTGATGCTTACGAGCAGTTAGATGCAGAAGGCAACCCCGTCATATTGTCTCAGGCCGATATGGGATATAAAGTCGATGGCGAAGATATTCCCAATTGGCCACTAAGTCCAGCAAAGCAAAAGGCACTTGTCAAGAAATACATGAAAGCGCCAGGGAACAATGACCAGATTGCCAGTGCAGAAGCATCACATGCCGCATGGGTATCGAACGAGCCGGTTATCCCCGCTGCGGTGCGGCGTGTTGATATGCTCAAGGATCAAGCGGCACCCGCTGGAGAACCACCACAAAAACCGAAAAAAACAACCAAAGTTGTTGAATTTGATGAGCAGTTATAAAAAATATATTCTAATTTAGGAGTTGTCATGTCAGAAGAAAACAAAAGCCAGGGAAAACAAAAGGTCGTCGAGATCAAACTGAAGCGCCGACCCAATCGTAACGAAGTTATTATATTGCGAAAATTGCCCATCAGCGGAATGGGCAAAGATGAATTGTATGATCTTTTGTATGACCACATTTCAGAGGACAAAGATCTTCTCGTTAAATCCGATCTTGACTTCTTTTGGGAGGTCTTGCGCTGGTCCCCTATCGTCGATGAGCGCACCGGTCGTCGTGCAGGTCAGGACATCAAAGAGATGGCCAAGTTCAGCAGGATCGCCGATGAATTGATCCGCATAGAAAGTAAAGTGTTCGATGGCGGCGAACCTATAATCAAAATATCCAGGGATGATATTGCTGAATTGCAAAAAAGAGTTAAAAATATCAAGCGTGACACGTATGAGCATTCTTATGTCGAATTTTTGCGAGACATGGAAGTGGTCACCGGGATGACCTTTATCACAACCAGCAGCGAGTAATTTATGGCCTTTGAAGATTTTTCGCCCACTGCCAAAACGAATATGGAAGCGGCGTTTACCGCGGCCGTGTCCGCTGGTCTATTTGATGATTCGCCGGCTGTGTACGACTTTGATAGCTGGCCAGGCTCTATTATGGGCACTTGCGCGCTAATTGGTACCAAAGATGGTACACAGGATTATGGTATGGCGGAGCCAGCCATTGCGCATCATGGTCTAAAAATCTGGCTGTATTTCCCCAGCAGCTATACTTTGGCGCAGGCCATGGGGCCAGCGGTGAAGATGATCAAACTTGTGCGCAACCAATTTGCGGGTGACATTCAGCTTGGCGGGAACGCAGAACATATCCTGCCTGATGCACCGTTTTATGAAGGCCCAGGCTTCCTGGAATATGCTGGAAAAGGCCATGTCGGGATTATATTTAATTTTGATGTCAAGGAAAATGAAACCGGCGGGTTCACCGTAGGAGCGTAACTATGTATAAATACAAAGGCGACGGCCTGGGTATCCCCGGCTTACCGCATGAAATAACAGAAGAGCAGGCGCATGAATATAAACGCGATTATCTTGCTGCAACGAAGCGTCTGAATAGGGAAGAGAAACTCAGCAAAAGGAAAGCCGATATACGCTTGTCTGCTTATCCACATGTGCAATTGCAAGCAGCGCTGCAAAGCGGTGCTTACAAAAAAGAGGGCAAGGCCAGGGTAAAGCCTTCCAAGACCAAGAAAGCAAAGGAGGCCGATAATGGCTGAGAGAGCACTTAGTAAAATGCAATTCGGTAAGGAGACGGTCAACGGCACCGCCGTGGCTGCCGATACCGTACTGGTTGGAGAGCACCAACCAATTACCCCAGACATCACCAATGAAATCATCCAAGAGGACATTGGCGTACGAGCCGAGGGCTTCAGGGCCCGTAATGGCGATGTGAAGCTGGTCACCGATGCGATCCGCATCCCCCATGCCTATTACCAGGCACTGCCGGCGCTGCTATCATGCGGCGTCAAGGGTAGCATTGGCCCCTCAGAGCAGACCAGCGGCGAAGGCGACTATGAATGGGATTTCGATCCATCCATGACCGCATCTAATAGCATCGACAGCCTGACCCTCGAGTTAGGCGACGATGATGCTGTGCTTGAGCGCGAATATCTAATGTTTGAGGGCTACCGCATCCAATGGGAGGTCCCCCAACAGCGCGCCAGCTCGCCGGTGCTGTTTGAGGGGCAGTATTTCGCCCGCCAGAATACCGATACCACCGGCTTTACAGCAGCTTTGAGCTTACCCAGCACCGAGAATTTGGTTGGTAAACTGTTCCGGTATTACCGGGATACATCCTGGGCTGGCCTTGGCGGCACTGAAAAGACCGGCGCATTACGTGGTGCAGATATCCAGCTCTTTACTGGTGTGCACCCTAAATTCATGGGCGGCGCCAATAAATATTTTGATAGTCACGGTGAAAATGAATTGCGCTTTACAGCCGCCATCACATTCGAAGGCGGCACTGAGGCCGACGCTGTACGTACACTGATGGAAGCTGCCACTAAGAGCTTTGTTCGATTAGAAGTTTCTGGCGCACAGATCGGCAGCGGCGTAAATCATAAATTCACGTTGGATTTAGCCGGTTTCTGGGTCGATGTGGTCCAAATGGACGGCGAAGATCGCGGTAATAACCTGTGGACGGCCATGCTATACGGCATGTACGACACCACAGGCGGCAAAGTCTACCGCACAGCCGTGATCACTGACGTTTCCGCAATATAAACTACGCCGGGCGGATAGGGGCAGGGTCGTAACCTATCCCGAAAAGCCTTCCCTGGGGCCTGCCGCCCGGCTTAATCAGGGATTAGTCAACAGGAGATTTTGACATGTCGAACTTTATAAAATCAGAACTTGGCAAAGTAAAAGTACCGGTCATCGTGCGCAAACTAAAGATGGCAGACTTCTCGCCTGAGTACAAAAATGAGAATTTGCGTATCTGGGTAAACCCGCACCAAGATCTTCTCGATGAATACACCAATATACAGGCGGAGATCCATCGGCTAAAAGAGCAGTTGAATATCCGCCTGTATGATAGGCCGCTACGTTGGGTAAACAAGTTGCGCTTCAACCCCAAACGATCAAAGCGACTTCTAGCCCAGATCGAAGCTGCTAACGAACGCCTGTTCGAGTGGTACGCCGTGATTTGGAGCCAGCACCATTTAGAAGACACACACGTCACGGCCGAGGATGTCAAGCGCTTTGCCAAAGCCGCCCTAGATCGAGATGACGCCGGTCTGTGGAAATGGATTACCAACCAGACCAACGCCATGATCATTGCTTACCAGGAGGGCTTAGAAAAAAACTGATACGCTCGTTGGATGATTGGACAACATCTGGCGAGACTAATAACCCCTTTTTTGTCCGTATCGTCATGGCAAAGCGCATCAATAGGCAATCCGGTATGAGTATCGGTCCCTGGGATGTAGACGAAATTGACCCGCAATGGCTGGCAGCTTTCAGGGTGCTCGATATGAGTGAAGCCAGGGCAAAGACTAACGCACAAATACAGGCGCATTTCAAGCGAGCTATGCACGATCACCCAACGTTTAGGAAGCACTAATGGCGAGACAATCCGTACTTGATTTAATACTCAATATCCGCAAACAAGGAACCGGCGCAAAGCAATCCGAGGACGAATTACGAAGACTAAAAGACGCCTCTGGTGAAGCTGGTAAGGCTGCCGAGCGCTTAAGTCTGGGCTGGACAGCTGTTCAGGGTGCCTTGGTTACGGCTGGCGTTGCTTTCTTGCGCTCAGTTCCAGCCATGGTACAACAAGGGGAAGCCATTAACCGCGCCAATACTGCCCTGGAAGCATACGCCGGGGGCGCATTGCAAGCGGAGATGGCGACTGAGGCCATCCTGGATGCCACAAATAATGCCATAAGCGAATTCGATGCTGTTCACAATGCGACAAAGTTTTTCTCGATGGGCCTTGCTGAAACATCGGAAGAAGCGGGGAAATTAGCCGAAATCGCCGTAACTATGGGGGCGGCAGTCGGTAAAGATGCCAAATCATCATTTGAAGAGTTTAGCCTACTGTTAGCAAATCAATCTATCCAACGATTAGATCAATTTGGCCTGAGTGCAGGACAAGTGCGCTTGCGCATTCAAGAGCTGATGGATGCCAACGCTGGTCTGACACGCCAACAGGCATTCACCAATGCCGTGCTTGAAATAGGCGGAGAGAAGCTGCAGCAGCTAGACAAAGCAGGATTCCAGGCGACCAGCAGTATAGACAGACTAAATGCTCAGTTTGAGAATGCCAAAAATGCAGTGGCCACTTTCTTTGCCGATGGGCTCCTGCCGATTATCGATGGAATCATGGCGCTAAATGACGCCATCGATGATCAGCGCGAAGAGATTACGCTTGCATCATCTTCTTATGAAGAATACTTAGAACGAATGTACGCCCTTTCACAGCAGGCGGGGGTATCCATATACCAGATGGATATACTCACTCAATCGGCCTATGAAGAAGCCAGAGCCAGAGAAGTCGCCAAAGAGGCTATCCGTGAGCAAGCGGGCGCAAATGAGCAACTATCAGATAGTTATTCTGAGCTTGTACTGGCACAAGAAGAAGCCAAATTGCAGCTAGATGAACTTAGTTTGTTGATGAAAACCGACCTGTCACAGTCGCTAGAGACCGTACAGGAGAAAATAAAGGCGCAGCAAGATAACATCTCCGAATGGCAAGCCCGCATCCAAGAGCTAAACAGCCAGGGCTATGTTACCCCGGAACAACAAAGCGAAATTGACGAGTTGAACGGCAAGATTGATGATGCAACCAATAATGTCAAGGAGCTCGAAGAACAGTGGGACGAACAAACCAAGAAGATGATTTTCAACATTGCCCAACAGAGTTTGGCGATGGATGGATTTACTCAAGAGGAGTTGGACGCTTTAGCAAGATTGGCGGGGCCAGAGGGCTTTGGCTTGGTGGATGAAGCTGGCGCAGAGATGATATCTCGGATCGGAGAAGCGTCCTTGGCGATGGCCGAAACCGGCGATCAATCAGGTTTATTTGTGGATGACATGAGAGATTTGCAGGGTGCCGTTGGTGATGCTAGTACTGATGTTGGTGGGCTTAGAGACAATATAAACAGCCTGCCTACTAGCAAAACTGTTACGCTGACAACTAACTCAGTACACAATAAATATATCAATACCTACAGCAGCTATAACGTTCAGGACATCCAGGGCGGCGATTATCAACATGGTGGCGAGATCGAGGTCGGAGGTCTGCCCGGCCCTGACCGTGTGCCGGTTGCTTTCAATGCCAGCCGGGGCGAAAAGATCACCATCACCCCACGTGGCGGCGTGACGCCTGCCGAAAAGGGCGGCGGTAATACATCTGGCCGACCTATCAATGTTCAGGTATATAACCGATTTGATTTATCCCTGCTCGAGCAGGTTTTGAGAGGCAGATAATGGGACGTCAATATAAGGTGACAGACGGCACAACAACCGTCGATATGATCAGTACCAGCGACCCCGGGATCATGGCCGTCAGGGGCGGTTTGGGGCCGGTGCGCGGGCGTAATGACATTGCGATAATCAATCAACAGATTGCCGGCCTAAAAGTGCACCCAACGATCGAAACATATCGCCTGAATATTCATGGCACTAGTCATAATAATGCCGCCTCGCAAGTGCAGGATTTGTTCAAGTTGTTGCGCAAAGCACGTGAATACAACGATCCACGCACACCGAACCAAGAAGATCCGGTATATATTATTTCGCAAACCACAGAAGAAAGCGGTACCCGCTATGCGCTGGTATATGGTATGCCTGACTGGCTGGCACAAGATTTGTACCGCGTACCCTTCGAGGCCGAGAACCATCTGGAAGAGTTCGAAATCACTATTATTCGTGAGCGCTATTGGCGAGATACGATCCCCGAAACTCTACCGACTAGTCTGACTATTGGTAATAAGCCCATGAATGATGCCGTCTATGCCGATTTAGACGCTGGCGCAGCCGAAACAGGCAATTATGATCTGATATTTAGGAAAACGGCGGCGGCGCTCAAGGGCGATTATGGTGCCGAGGTTACTATCAATGGATCTGATAGCGCGGTATTGCGGTTTGAGTTTCCAGATGATTTGACTACATGCTCTGTGCAATTTGAATTTGATCCTAATACAGTCGATATGAATGATACGGCCAGCTTTAGGATTTGCTTTGGGTCCGAATCGGATAACACCGCAGTATGGCGATTATATTTAGTTTATACAACCGCCGATGGCTATCGTTTGAAGTTAGAAACCTACAACGACGCTGATGCTGTCGATTCGACCAATACGGTTGATATTACAGACGAAGCACACACAATAAAGCTTGAATGGGTGCGCTCAACAGGTGCTGGTAATGATGATGGTACCACCGATTTATATATCGATGGTGTTGCAGAAGTCCAACAAACCGGCATTGATAATGATACTGTCGCGCTAGACGAGTATTGGATTGGTGTTCATGGCTACAGCGGAACTGTCACTGGCGGGACGATTTTCTTTGACGATATAAAGTTTGCCGATTCCATAGATGAGGATTGGCATTTCACGATTGATTTTGAGGACGCCAAATATGTACCGGTGGCTAATCACTACCAAAAGACACAAATAACCCATGTCTTCAACTACGATGACAGCCTGACGGCTTTCTCTCAGAATTTGGTCAGTCAACACGACGCTACACTATTCGAGGTCAGTGGAAGCACACCGGCATTAAGCGATATTGTGTACATCGGTTCAGAAGAAGGCCCAATTTTTGCGGCCTATGCCGAATTAGCAACGGCGCAGGTTTCCGATGCTACTGTGAAGTTACAATACTACAATGGATCCTGGACAGATTTGGATGCCGGCTTTGATTGGAAGCTCGAAAATGGCCTGGCATTTATGACGACCAATAATAATGCATCTGATTGGGCTACGGTAGCTATCAATGGCGTCACCGCCCATTGGTTACGACTCATTATTACATCGTTCACCAGCTGGACTACTTCGCCTGTGCTCAATCGAGCTATTTATGCTGTGCATGGTAATTACTTGGAGATCCATTCGGACCGTATTGCTGGCGATGTCGATCCCCTGGCTATGTTGCGCTATTCGATGCAGGATAGCAAACAGGATACGGTTGGCTGGATGGCCTGCGGTCTGAAATCACGCGGACTGGATAGCTTTGAGAGTATTGTCAATGCCGGCGGCGACAATCCAGACGGCTGGACAATCACCGCAGGCACCGATACATCGGGCCAGGCTGAAGACCAGGCACCTAGCAATGCTGTAATGCAATGTACATTTGCCACTGCAACACTAGAAACCAGGGTTACATTTGCGTATGATGGCGGTACCAACCCAGATTACAGGGGTGCATATCGTGTATTCTTGCGCGCCAAACAAGTTGGGGGCAGCGCCGGAGATGTCACCATTCGCATGGATTACAAACTACAGTCTACCATTCAGGGCGAGGAAATAGATATGGCGCTAGTCGGCGAAGAGGTTGAATTGATAGATTGTGGCCGCTACGAGATTTTACCCATGGATATCGTCGGGAGCGAGGACGATGAAGTCATTGAATTTGACTTTATCCTAAAAGCCAAGTCCGGCAACGGCAGCACTCCCAATCTTGAAGTATATGACATTGTTTTATTGCCAGTAGATGAATGGTCGGTAATTGCACGCCATGCTGGGCTAGATGGACAATTATTAACCGTGAATCGGGGCATCCAGATTGATAGCGGCGTATTGAGAAAGGGCGCCATCTATGTGCGCGCTAACACGCCATGGACAGCAGATAATTGGGCGCGTCCGCTTGTTACCTGGCAGCTGGAGGGCGATTTGCCAAGATTGCCGGTAGGTAAAAGAGCGCGTTTGTATTTCTTGTTTGCAAGTTACGATTCGGTGGGTGATTTTTACGAATCGGGTGCTGGCCTTGGCGGAATAATGGAGCTATACACTGTTGAGCAATGGGAGCTATTGAGGGGTGCAGCTTGATAGGATCAATTGTATTACAACGTAATCCAGTAATAACTGTTGGCAAAAATATCGAGCGTAGCTTCGCGCGAGGTCAATGGAGTAATTATCGTCACGAAATACGCGCCATGGGCGGCTATTGGTCATGTCATTTTACAATCTCTGGAACTGTCGAGGAATTACGATACCTATTGCGGGCTGGGCTTGGGGCGCATGTGCAAACCTTCTCCATTGATGGCATCAAAGCCTGGGAAGGATTTGTCAATAGTTTTACGCTCAACTTTTATGATACTCGTTTGCGTTATTCACTAGACAGTATGGCCAATCGCTCTTGGGCGCGTTACTTATCTGTTGCCGGATCAGAAGATGTCGGCGCAACGGCCCAGGATTATGACGCTGAACAAGTGGCGCGGCTCGAGGTTGAGCTGTCTGGCGGCGGGTCATTTAGCAGATCAACCAAGCAGAATGAAACTGATTCGCAGGCAAAATACGGCATTAAGGAGCACGTTCTGAGCGGCGGCGTATTAGGGAGTGCTGTTGCTGATGATTTGGCACAGAACTATATAAACAATTATGCCTTTCCCAGACCGACAATTGAATTTGCCGGCCAAAACACAGACCCGCGTATTGCAACATTAGAGTTTGAATGTCTAGGATATTTCCACACTCTTTATTGGCGACGCTATAATCAAACTGCATCGGCAGGCAATGAAAATGCCAGTGTTCAGATTGACGCGGTTATTACTGATGTGGGCCAATTTATAAATAGTACAGATGTAACTACTAATACATTACAAGTGCCCAAAGAGCATGATATTGATCGTAAGGCAGCAGATATTATTTTAGATGTAACCAGGCTGGGTGACAGTTCTAATAATCGCTTTTTAGTTGGTGTATATGACGATCGTAAGCTGATTTACGAGCAGCAGGGCGACACCACAGGAAGCGTTGATTATCACCGCAGGCTAAACAACAAAACAATCTTCAATCAGGGACAAGTACCCATGTTACCAACTGCGGTGAGGCCTAATAAATGGTTGCGAGTAGAGGGTGTTTTCCCGTTCCGGGTGAGTGATTATAGCGACTTACGCAATGATCCATCTGTTGTTTTTGTTGAGGCCGTGCGGTACGACGAAACTAGAGGGCTGGAACTGATCGGGGCGAGAAATAATCTAATCGATATGATGTTAGCTAGAGCAGCGATGGCGAATGTGAGTAACTTATGACAACCAATGAGCAAATCATAGACGAAATCAATACGATCAGGCGGGAAATCATCCCTCGCATTGACGATAACACCGATAGGTTGGATTACGTGCAGCCGCTAGTCGAGAACCATCAGCGGGTATTGTACGGAGATCCACTTGACAGGAAGGATGGCGGTATGATTACTGCATTCAATTCAATGGAAGATCTGTTTAGATCGGTCAAAAATTGGGCCGGCAAACTGGTAGGTACGTCAATTGCGGGCGTCCTGTTTTGGATAGCTCGCAATCTTTTTGAGATGTACGTGGCCTATCAGCAGATTGTGCCCTAATCCAATATGGATGACGATCTGATAAATACTATTCGTAATGTCATTGGGGTTTATGACAGCCAAGACAAATAAAATCTACCAGCGCGAGGAGTAGGGATTTATGAATGCTGAAATAAAGCAAGTCAGTAGTGCAGTTACGGATATTATCTATAAATGCGGGGCTACGGCAAGCGCATCCATATATCACATGAGTGACCTACATCTGGATAGCCCATATTGTGACCGGCGACAATTAGAGCGAGACCTGAAGGCAGCCGAGGAGTCTGGGTCAGTCGTGATGATTGCCGGCGATGTGTTTGACGCCATGCAAACGCACAACGACCCCCGCCGCAGCCTGGAAGAACTAAAGGCGAAATACAAAGTATCTAATTATCTCGACGCCATTGTGATAGATGTAACCGAGTTCCTGGGGAAATTCAAAGTGCCCTATATCATTGGTCTGGGCAACCATGAGACAGTCATAACAAAAAAGCTGAATACCAGCCTACCAGATCGCCTGGTATTTGGAATAAACAAGGGCGGCGGTCAGGCGCTGGTCATGGGATATGAAGGCTATTTGCGGATAATATTCCGCTACAAAAAAGGTAGCGCCGGAGCCATGAAAGTGATCTATTTCCATCATGGTAAGGGCGGCAATGCTCCAGTGACCAGGGGCGTAATTCATACCAACCGCCAGGCCGTTGCATTTAGAGATGCCGATTTGGTCCACAACGGACACAATCACCAGGGCTATACAGTGCCGATATCGAGGGCCTGTCTATCGCAGAATGGGACGCCTTATAATGACGTAATGTGGTTCATTCGTAGCCCTGGATATAAGAGCGGTGGAATGCCTTCCGGAGAACAGTTCGGCTATGGTGTAGAGAAGCACCCCGAGCCAACGCCGATAGGCTTTGTGCGGGTGGACTATGAATATAATAAACGAGATGGGATAAGTATTACGCCGGTTCCCAAAATAAAGTGACTGTGATCATGATATAATATCTATAATCTTGCAGGAGTAGCTCAGCTGGTAGAGCGCCTGGTTGCCAATCAGATGGTCGCAGGTTCAATTCCTGTCTCCTGCTTTGACCTGGTATCCGCGCGGTAACGCCAGGCCACCCCCTAAGCCTCTGGAGTCGCTAAGCGTCGCCAAGCTCAAATGTAGGGGGTTTTTTATATCATTAAGTTACGTATTATGCGTATTTAGCGAAACAAACTACCAATATTTTATTTGGGTATTGACAAACTATAGACAGCACTATATAATAACACTACAAACGAAATGAGGCGATGAAACTATGTCACATCTTACTACCGTTCAAATCTCCAAAGTCTACCGAGACAAGCTAAAGCAGGTTGCTAAGAGAGAAAAGCGATCAATGACCTCGCAGCTTGAGTATTGGATTGATGACGCTCTTGCTAAGACCTCTCTGCATTCGGACTGCCTGTATTGTGATGGCCAGTTAGGAAATACTACCAGCGGCCCCGAGTGCAACAAGTGCGGACGCCCGCATCCAGCTATGAGTAGGGCAAATCAATGAGCATTATTATCATCAATAAGAACGGCATTATGACTGTCTGCGGTGCAATGGGTCTGGGCAAATTGTCAGATCATCCCCATGCGCCGAAACTGATCATTGCTGATCCGATAGCCAAAAGCAAGGCGCCTTCCATGAAGAATGCCAATGCCATCGATTGGGATGTATTCAGCCAGCACGACGCGGACACAGAGAGCACTACTTAGTGGATTGCTGCCCCGCTGCTGGGCCGCCTGGGCACAGGGCAGATAAAAACTTAGTGTATGAAAGGAGATTCTCCTTCATTCGGGTTACAGGCGGCAAATCTAAAGGAGAAATGGAATGGACAAACTGATTGAGTACCTACCGCTTATTATTGTAGTAATCATCGTCTTTGGCTGGAATGTGAAGGCTTTGTATTTCAGCAATGGCGATAAATGAAGTTGAATTCATGCACCAGAGGAGGAATAATTATGAAAGATCTGTTCTATGAAGTCGAAAGAGATTATCAAAAGATGGTAGCCAGAGCTAAAAGACTAAGAGCACGAGCGAAATTTGTTCTCGGCAATTTGCCAGAGTTACCGGAGGGCATTACTTTGCGCTCGTCTTATGCTCCGGTATATGCTCGAGGATGGAAGTCGGATGAATTTAATATAACTGCTTTAGAAAATCCGAAATATGTCATGGTTGAAATCGAGGTCGAGGATGATGCTTTTGTATTAACTTCGAAAACCGAAAACCGCGAATTACTTGCTGAAGTTATGGCTATTTTCAAATGTATCTTGTCGGATGCTCAGCCAAGTGCAAAATCTCAAGCTATTCTGTTTGATGATTATACCTGGGAGCCTGAGACTATTTATTATGGTTTAGGCGAGATGGGCGGCTATAAGGTAGTCATTAAATTATTTGCACCTTGGTCTCCACCAGGTTGTAAAATCGAGAAAATCACGAGCAAAAAGAAAGAGTATCAATTAGTTTGCGGGCAGAGTGAACAATGAAATATAACCAAGATGCGATAGTTGAGGGCTTGCTTTCGGCGATGTTCGTATTAGGCGAGATCGACCTTGTCAACACGATCGAAGCTGATTGTCTGGCCGACCAGATGGGCGAGAATGCCCCTGACTGGCTGTTGCTGATCGCCGGTGCTAATCTGGAGGATCCCGAAGCGGTAGCCAAAGAGGCCGCTAAGTGGTTCGTGGTTTGGTGGCTGGAAGAGAACGACCCCGGACTTTTGAAAGAGGTCAACCATGAAAAATGAGCGCGGACACGGAATGATCGAATACATGGCCGTGCCAATACTGGCACTTTTGGCCTTGTTATTGGTTTTGTCAGTGATTGGGCCGGTATTAGGCGAGAAAATAACCGATACTATTCAGCATTACAACCTGGATAACTCGCACGCAGTGCAGAAGCACGGTTCGCAAGCTGTGGCCGTACGACTTGCACATAATAAATGTGGTGCTGACTTCGAGTTCTATCACGAAGATTGGGACCGCACAGCATGTGTGATTGAGTTTGACGATGAGAAGGGCAGCCGCTGGGGCGTGCGCATCTTGGATGGTGAGAACGAGCGCACTGCGTTTATCCAGCGAGCCGGTCGCAGCTGGGAAGAGTTTGTCAAGTACATGCAGCGACGTGGCTATGAGCTGGTAAAATAAAAACGTCCCCGAAGGGACGCCTTTGTGATAAGGAGAAGTATAGCATGGTTTATAATGGATGGACACCCCCGATTGATCCAATTGTAAAGGTCCGAAATAGGCTAATCAATCTGATTGGCGACGATGCTTTTGCCGAATGGGCTGAGACATTGCCGGACGTCGTTGTAAATGACGATGAAGCCTACGAGTCGATGATCCGCTATAAAATTAGCGAGATCGAAAGCGCTCAGGCTGAGGCCTCAGCAGGAATTGACCATTATTCAGAGCAGATGCAATTTACCCAAGAGCTACGGCACGGGTAAAGGAGGAATAAATGAGTAACGCAATAATAATCCGTAATGTTGACGATGTGGCCAGGGTAGCCAAAGCCATGTCCCAATCAGGATATTTCCAAGATGCCAAAGATGCAGCGCAAGCGGCAGTCAAGATCATGGCCGGACAAGAGATGGCTATCGGCGCTTTTGCGGCAATGACTGGTATCCACATTATCAAAGGTAAGCCGGTTTTGGGCGCTAATCTGATTGCGTCCAAGATCAAAAATGACCCCCGCTATAACTATAAGATCAAAGAATTTACCAGCAAATCTTGTGTTATCGAGTTTTATGAAGATGGTGAGCTGGTTGGAGAATCGTCTTTCTCGATCGACGATGCCAAAGCTGCCGGGCTGAAAAATGATAACTGGAGCAAATATCCTAAGAATATGCTTTTCGCCCGTGCAATCAGCAACGGTGCCAAATGGTTCACGCCTGGTATTTTTGGCGGCGCTCCTGTTTATACACCCGATGAATTTGATATCGAAATAGACGAAGAGGGAGATCCCGTTATTGCTATCGAGGCAGAAGCCAGAGACGTCAATGGCAATAACGGCGACAGCAGCAACGATGAGACTGACGCTGACCCCGCCTGGATTGAACGCCCCATTGCCCCCGAGAACCTGAAAGCACAACTTGCCGAATGGGCGAAGATGTACGTTGATCAGGATTGCCAGGACGCCCATCGTAAAATGCTGGCATCTCATCTGGGAACTACCTTCGACGGCGATGACACCAAGCGCTACGAATGGAGTAAATACTACCTGGGCGCCGCCAGTACCAAAGAAATTGACGGCGACTTAGTTTTGGCGACGCTGAAAACACTCTTTGAGTGCAGTAACTGGGGCGATATTCCCAGCGAAGTCGCCATCGAAGAAGTAAAGAACAGTCACGCCTATGCCCTGAAAAATCAGGGACAACAGGAGCTACTATAATGAATAGAATTACTCAACTACTTGACGAGATGGCAAATATCCAGGCGCAAATTGACGCCTTGCGGCTGCAAAAGCAAGCTGAAATCGACAAGATTATGACGCCCGAAATAAAGATGGAGCTTAGCGCCCTGGATGTTGAATACGACCAGATGGCAGAAGTTGCCGAAAATAAGCTGAGTGCTATAAAAGCGCAGGTCAAAGAGCTTGTCATTGAGAGCGGCGAAAGTATCAAGGGCGAATTTGTCCAGGCGATTTATTCTAAGCCGCGGACAACATGGAATTCCAAAGCCCTCGAAGGATACGCAATGGCGCACCCTGAAATTCTGGAAGCTCGTAAAATCGGCAAGCCATCAGTTCGTTTTAAGTTTCTTTAGTGGGTTAGGGTTGGGGTGACCCAATCTTCTTCTCCTTAGTAGGTGGGCGGAGGGCAGAGCCTGTCAGCTAGTTTCGCCGCCCACCGAAGGGGTAATGATACAGAACTTTCACAATGTAATAGTGGCGGCGGTGTGGTGGGAACACACTGATATGGCTCAAGATGGACGACGAAGCCTAACCACTGCGGGGCACTTGCGCCAAAAGGGGATGTGCCAAATGCTGCAAACCTGGTTCAAATCCAGGCCGCCATTCTAGTAACGTGTTAGTTTGACTTCTGGCGACTACTCCGGTAGCCGTCAGAGGCCAGGGTAATACAACCCCTGGTATTCCTCCTTAGATGGGGTGGGGCATTGCATGTGTCTCACCCCGGAAGGTGAAACTATGACAGAGAGACCTATCTTATTTAGCGGCGAAATGGTAAAGGCCATCTTGGATGGCAGGAAAACTCAGACACGGCGAGTGTTGAAACTAAAATCACGCAAATTAATAAAAGATGGTCACGCCATCAATCCTATTGATGTGTTGCCAATGCCAAGCTCCAAATCCCCTAATCAGAAAGAGTGGGTGGCACTAACAAAAGAGAATCCCAATAAAGGCTTAGTAATAAAATGCTCCCAGGGTGTCCCGGGTGATTCTCTTTGGGTGCGGGAAACTTGGCAGGCATCTACACCGGACGGCTATTGGTGGCATGAAATTCCAAAAGAAGAAAGGGAGCTGCATAATTGGGCGCTGACAAATCCAGTTATGCCAGCATATCCAGTGCATCCCCCGAGATGGATACCATCTATCCACATGCCCCGCTGGGCCTCGAGAATTACGCTTGAGGTGACTGGTGTGAGGGTGGAGAGGGTGCAGGAGATTAGTATAGAAGACTGTAAAGCCGAAGGTGTAGGCCATGATCTAAATAACATAGGTTGGCGCTACGCCTTCGGTTCTCTCTGGAATTCAATCAACGAAAAACGTGGCTTTGGCTGGGACATTAATCCATTTGTATGGGTAATCGAATTCAAAGTGGTGGACAATGCCTAAAACTAAATATTACAACAAATACAAGCCGAAGCGTGACGCCATCGAGCCCGAACAGGTGCAAGAGTGCATCAAAGAGCTGTCACCCAGAGCGCAGAAGGTCATCGCTCTAATGATGGCGGCGTACGGCGATGGGTCTACTAAAAACTCAGGCGGCGTAAAATCGCAACTTGAGATGATAGGCGTCTTGGTCAGGGATATTGATAAGCTGATGCCGGCTTTCGAGGCGAAAGGATTTATAAAAGATGTTTGACAATTTCACAGACGAACAATTGCAGAAAGAATTAGAGCGGCGCCAAAAGATAAAAGACGAAAGCGAAAAACCTCAGCAGCATGAATCTATAAATATTGGGCCGCTAAGAAAAATTTGCCAGTCTTATATTGACGATGTTCAAAAAGACGGTTACGCAGATGATGATTATGTTCATTACATTTTCGAAGTTGCAATGGGGGCCGTCTTTGGCGAGGATGTATGGCAATGGATCAATGCGAAACAGGAATGACGAATGAATGATCTGACTCGGCAGCTTGTCGCAGAGACAGCCAAGAAACACAAAAGCCTTGCTCGAGCAGGCGGTTTTCAATTTGACAGTAAAGTAATGTCTGCGCACTGGAATTATCTGTTAATCGAGTTTGGGATTGATTTAAAAGCCAGGGCTTTGCGACTATGGGAGCAATTTCACCCTGAGCAATTCGAGGATGGCTTTCTAAAAACCCACAACAACCAGGTGTATGATATTGAGATACGCCTATCGGAGAAAGTAAAAAGAGTGATGCTGCGAAAGATTGAAAGAGAGCCCGAACTAAATCTCGACAATTGGGGCGATTACCATCAGCAAATAGCAAACCCCCAGATGGAATTATTCTAATGAGCAGATACAGACCACGATACCCCAAAACCGACGAAAACCATAACCTAGTACCTATGTTCTGCAATTCGATAGGCTACCGCTGGGGCGGCATGTTGCTAAAGCCGATGGACACCAGTAAATTAGGTGGTGAATTCTTAGACTGGATACTGCACATTGGGCCCCTGCCGGTACACATCGAAGTCAAGACCGAAGAAGAATACAGGAAGTATGACAAGGGCATGACCGAAGGCGAAAAGACTTTCTTTTGCAATCACAAGGAGATCCCCAAAGCCGTCGTAGCGAATTACGATCACATGGCCGGCGTCATGGCTCAGTGGGGGCCGGTGGCTCATAGGCTGCTGGCCGTGATGGAAGAGGCGTATATTGTTTAGAAAAAAGGAGAATATCAAATGAAATCAAAAGAACTTGAACGAAAAATAATTATTTTCTTTGGCAAAAAGCGCTTGCTGGATATGCACTTTGGCTTGTTAGGCTTACATATATGGCTTCGAATCTTGGCTGTATATCACAGCTTTTTCTATCTTGTATATTTGAGAATTAGAAAGACATTTTATTTTTCTATCTGTTATCATGCGCAACCCAGCCATTACCCGCTTATTCAAATTGAACTTGACGTACTGGGCAAGTGCATTTTCGACAATGGCAAAGATGCGGCGGCCCTAATATCAGAAAGCGTAAATGAATCTATGGCCGAGAGAGAGAAAAACAAAAAAGCCGCGCTAGACGAGCTAGAAGAAATATTACCGAGTGATAAACGAAAGTTATTATCCCGAATAGTGAGATTATGAGCATGAAAAAACGATCTAACAATGAACAGAATAGAGATTATCGTTTTAGGGCAGTGCGAACGCTGGCACATAATAGCAGTAGCTGTTTTACGTGCGACGACGAGCATGCCGTCACCATTGCCATATGTGGTGGTGTAATTTCTCTTACTATTTGTATAGAGTGTGCTAAGGAATTGGCACATGTTGTTATAGAAGAAAGTATAGGCGAATTATGAGAATGATTGAGTACATGAGACAAGAACCACCAGACGTACAAGAGTATTATCAGTGTGAGATATGCCAGGAAGAGAAGCACATCAACGAATTGCGCCCACCGAATTTTGTACAAAAGCGCATTATCTGTGATGATTGCAATGGCAAAATATGTGAACATTGCGGCTTTTATCCAATTATATTGAATGGCTGCCTTCAATGTGGTGCGCCTGTGTGCTGCCCGATTTGCTGCGATGAAGCAACAGGAGAGC